AGTATATCTCTGCCTACGGTAGCCATACATCCTCGACGGTTCTTGCCGATGTCCTTAACGGAGTCCCTAATGCTTCATTCATGGAACGTCGTGTCGAAAAGACCGAGTATTCCGTGAAGTATTATGGTGTCGTTCAGTGTTATGAGTTTCCATCTGTTGACCGCCTCTCAAATTTCGGTTTAACCCGTAATGAGTTGGCATCAACAGCATGGGAACTTATACCATGGTCGTTTCTCATTGACTACTTTACCAACGTTGGTGATATAGTCAACGCAATGGGATATGCCTCTACTTCGGTAGCTTGGGCGTCACAATCCGCGCGTTCAAAGCGTACGTATAGTGCTTTTACGTACGACTGGAAAATGCCGGGTGTGACCACCATCAAGTCCAATAGAGTTATATCCGCATCACCTGACAGAGTCGAATTCTCGGCTTCTCAAGTGATACGTTCGCCTATTGTGAGCGTGCCGGTGCCGAATCTGACATTTCAGATTCCGACACCTAAGCAAATTCTCAATATTTCGGCGTTGGTCATATCAAAGAAGCTGAGGATTTTCAACGTCCCGTTATAGGGACATCACCCCAATCGGAGCCATATATGTCTAAGACAGTGACTTATCGTATTGGAAACCAATACGCATCGTATCTCATCCAATTCAATTACACTAAGGATACTCTCTGCTCGCAAGTAAAGGTCTTTTCAGATTCAACATCTGGTGAGCTTTTATTTTCGAGAGAGGTCGTCTTTAGTCTTTGGTCGGATGTTCGGGCACTTTGGATTCAAATTGCAGCCATCACTGGCTACAGTTCCAAAATTGCCGGATTTATCATTCGCTTCGCTTCCTTACTCTCAACGTCTTTCAACGCTAAGGGAACGGAAGATCTCAACCCGCGTTACCTTGTCCTTTTGTGGACTCGGCAGTGGGCTGACGAGGCGCGCGATATAGATCGATGCAAAGTTGGTCTCTCATGAAGGTACACTATCATGATGACTGTGCCCGGTACTATCAACGGTACCGCACAAAACGGGGGTTTCACAACCCCGACGTTCACCACTGCTGCATCATCCACGACCTTCCCGAATGGGAAAGGTTACGTGGTGATTGCAAAGGGCGGTACCCAACCGGGTACTGTGGACGTACATTCGGCCTCCCGGCCGTTTTCGATGCTGGCTACTCGGCCGGCAAACGTCAGGGTTCTCCCGCCGGTGAATGCCAGCGGGATCCTTCCGAACGTTCCCGTCAATGTCTACGGATTGAGCACCCGCAAGGGTGTCACTCCGCTCGCCGGTCAGGCTGCGGCGATCGCTGG